TTAACGACAAGCCCAATAGACGATGGCGATCATCGTTATTATTACTGGGCCCAAAGTAAGCATCTCTATTAATCCCATTTAATCCTACCTTCCACGTTGTGCCGCGTTTTATCCCGCCCACTTCTAAAACTATAGTCGGTCTAGCGTTGGAGGAGTTTCTTTCCCAGATAGCTTTGTTAGCAGCCATTCTTCCGCTAAACAGTACGCTCCAAATAACATCAACGTCGGCGTCATCGCTATTATCGACACAAGTAAAACCAAGGGAGTGACAACCCAATCTAAAAGCATCAAAGATAGGTTTGCTATTAAGTGCGCCATATTGTGTCCATAAACTAAATTTCATCGTGTAAATACCATATAATATATTTAACAAGGATTAACAGATGTCAAGTATAACTGTGGTTACAACATTTCATCCAGCAGGGTTAGTAAAATACGGACAACGATTTTTAGATAGCTTTGCAGCTAGAGTCGATAAGCGTATCAAACTATTTGTGTATGCAGAAGATTGTGATCCAGTTAATCCAGATCCAACTCGTATTGTAATTCTTAATGCAAAAAAAGCATTACCAAAACTAAATGCGTTTAAGGCTAAGTGGGGCAACGTTCCTAAAGCCAATGGCGACATCAGCAAGGACCCTGTACGCAGCAAACGTCGCGACAGTGACAAGGCTTTTAAATGGGATGCTGTACGCTTCGCTAATAAGACATATGCTGTGTATGACGCTTGTACACGCTCTAAGGGGTGGTGTGTGTGGATAGATGCTGATACGTTTGTACACAGCGAATGGAGCTACGAACAGTTTAAAGAGCTACTTCCTAACAATGCTTACATTACATATGTTGGTAGAGGTAAAGGATCACAGACTTGGCCGGAGTGCGGCTTCTATGGTATGAACCTAAATCATCCTGTGTGTCACAGTTTCTTAGAAGACTTTGAACGCATGTACGAAGATGCAGACAACGGTATCTTTACACTAGACGAATGGCACGATAGTTATGTGTTTGGCGAACTGCTAAAGAAGTATAGCGAGTTTCCGTCACATGATTATAGTGCAGAAATGTATTTGAAAGAAGCTGCCTCAGGCGGCGGAGGTCATCCGTTGATCAACGGACCGTTAGGTAAATGGATCGACCATATGAAGGGCGGACGTAAAGACCAAGGCAAGAGTGACAGAAAAGATATCATGGTAAATAGAACTGAAGATTATTGGAGATTAAAATGAAACCATTTATTTTTGATGTAATGAAAGATGTTATCGGTAATGGCACGCCTGCATTTATTGGTGAAATTGGAACCCACAAAGGTGCCACTGCAACTCAATTTATCGATCTTTTATCACCCAGGGTAGATAATATTTTGTATTACGGGTATGATGTATTTGACGACAAAGTAGGAAATTTAGAGTTTCATAGAGCTGAAAGAAACGGCAAGGGCGGCGTTACTCAACTAAGAGCAGAAACAACACTTAATAAACTTAAAGCACGTTACGGTAATTTAGAATATAAACTACATAGAGGGTATACAACTACTACGTTAATTAAACCTGTTGTATTTGATTTTATCTATATCGACGGCGGCCATAGTTACGAAACAGTAAAGCACGATTATTCAATGGTTAAAGAAAGCAAATTAATTGTATTTGATGATTTAAATTTACCGGGAGTAAAACAATTTATTGATGAATTAATTAGAGACGGAGTTGATGTCGAAATAGTTAATACTGTTGTTTCAAAACACATCTGGGGTGTTATTAGGAATTAATAAACTGACGCATGTGTGCCCAGGCACTTCCGTTAGCTAGTTCTTCAAATTTCCAATGAAACATTGATATTCTTTCAGCCCAATGTTGCCTATCATATAGGATAGGAGTTTCAATTTTTTCTATATCATTTGCAATTTCAGAACATTGACTTTTGTCTTTATCTGCAACAAATATAGGAATACCTTCTATTGCAGCAGCTACAACTGGGCTTGAATTATAATTTATTGCTGCCCAACAATTTTTTAAATCATCTATTATTGATCGATTATTAGATAACCTAATGGTGTTAGATAACGGTAATCTGCATTTAGGATTACCAGGAGTTAATAGTAGTTTACTTTGTTTATCTCCAGGATGTAATCTTATAACAATAGGACGATCAGTATACTGTCTTATTTTTGTTATTGTTTCAATAGCCCAGTCTTGAATATTAACGTTTCCCATACTCCAGCCGCCATTTCGTTGTAAGCAAAGAAGTATGTGATTGCCTGTAGTTCTGTAATCCTTTAACGATATATTTAAATCTTGTTGTATTTGTTTCCAACGGCTAGGATCTATTTCTGTATCACAGTATATGCCAGTATTAGGAAATACACCATTAAAACTATATCTTAGATAATGGTGTGGGTGATTTGTAGTGTTAGCATATAAAAATAAATTACTGTCTGCTGTAATAACATATTTGTTATTTTTTAATTGATTATCAATTACAGTTCTTCTTAGCTTAAGATGCGGAGAAGAACTAATATTGTGTCCTAACCAGCCTTGTATAATACCAACATCAGACATTGCATAGTTATGTGTGTTTACATCTATTGCATTGTCTCCGGCGGCTGTTACTCCTAAAGAAAACAATCTCAATATGTCTACTTTTTCTTGACTTTTAGAGTTTGGAATAGATTTATGATAACACGCTACAATTTTCATTTCTCTGCTAGTATTCTATCTATTGAACTTTTTAAATGGTCCCAGCATTGCCCGGATTCCATTTCTTCGGGGGTCCATTGGCAATATGCTAAATTGCTAAGCCATTGTTGTACATGATTATCAGCAGCTAGATTTAAATTTTCAATATTGCTTAACTTACGTTCTGCTATATTCCAAGCAAAATTTCCTTCGTCACATGCTATAACAGGGATACCTCTTACTACTGCATCAATTGATAATCCGCTAGTGTATGCAACTATACAATACGCATCTAGTATCTGATCTTCCCACGGTACTTCTCTACCGTTAACAAAAGAAATATTTTTATAATTTCCAAATAGAAAGTACCTAAATAGTTCTTCATGATTGCTCCATCCCTTTTCGCTAACTCCTGGATGTGTTCGTATTTCTATTGGTCTATCTGTATACTGTCTAAGAGTGTGTACAGTATCTTTGCACCATTGATTAATATCATTATTTCTTAAACTAGCATCGCCACCGAGTTGTAGGGCAATTACAATTTTATTACCGTTACTTTTATTCCATCCATTATAATTAATTCCTAGGTCTGCTAGACGATCGTTTGGATAATCTATATCTTCTCCAAAAGTAGCAGCACAATTTAAAAAACCATTTATTCCTACTCGTTGATGTTTATTAGGTTGAAATACTTTACGACCTAATAACGGTGTTTCGATACAAATAAAACAGTTAGAGTGGTCGACAATACTTGTTCTAATTATGTGATGAATATTTGATCGATCCGGTTTCCAACTTCCAAACATAACTGCTACATTACACTTGGTATATTTTTCATCATAAGAATAATCAACTCCGTTTTTAATGTTACGTTTGTTTATCCTAGATATGAAATTATTTTCTTGTTTATTTTCTAATTTAACTTTAATACCGTCGTGCATTTCTCTGAGAATTTCTCTTTCGTGATTATGACCTGCGGTCATCATAAAAACTTTAACTTTCATGTAATATTCTCCAAGCTGTGTTATTCTTCATTTCGTCATTGTGAAATTGTCCGTAAGCTAAATGACAAGCCCATTTATATATTTTATCTTTATCTTGGTGTGTCGGAGTCTCGATCAGACTTAGATCTTTGTTGCACACAGGGTCTGCTGCTGTAGGTGCAAGCGTAAAAGCCGGAACACCATATAGTACACTTTCAACTGCTGCAATACTCTGATAGGTTACAAGGGCATGGCAGTCAGTTAAATCTTCAAATATAGTACGAGTAATTCGCTGCTGTCTCGGTTGTTTATCACGTACAAGAATAGGCCTGTCTGTATGTTTCTTAATTTCTGCAACCGTGTCATTAACCCAATGACTTCTATCTATACCGTAAAATTTGCAAGGTTTTTCACTAGGCGTAACTAGTAAAATATGTTTACCTTGCTTGCGATGTTCTATAGGATAGTCTAACTGCTTCCACCTATCATCAGGTCGATCAATTATCTTACTATGCTGTACATCATTCTTAACTATGCGATGCCAAACTTTCCAACCTTGAGGATTATCTTTAGATTTATAGTTTCCTACATAACCACTGTCCATATAGTAGAAGGGGTGATTATTTTTCCAACACCAATGTATAAGTTTACGCTTGCCCATACTACGAATTAATATTGGGCTATTACCAAAATTGTAATTGTAATCGTGTATAGGTAAGTTTGCACCTTGTGCAAACATGTTAACATATTCGTCAGTTAAGTTTTTACTTAGACAGATCATTTATAAAACTCTACGTGTAAGTGTTTACTGTTATCCCCGTTAAAAGATTTATAATTAACAAAATTCTTTTTTGTTACTAGTTTTTCCATACTATAAGTATCATAGCCGCTTTTATGAACGTCCCAAACATCATTAAAGTCTCCACGTTGCCCGCCGTATATATTCTTTGCAGCCCGCGGATCTCCACTAATCCACTGATTTACATGAAGCAACATATTTGGTAACATCATTTCAATCCTACCGCCTGGCTTAAGAATTTTATGCCATACTTCTAAAAGATATTCACCTTGGACAAACGTAAGATGCTCAAAGAAATGTCTTGAAAATATTTCTTCTACTGAGTTTTCATCAACTAGTTTATTAATTTCCCATGCTGTACACACAAAGTCAATACCAGGAAGATCTCTAATATCCTGCTGTAAGAAATCTGTCTTAGTTGGAGTTTCTCCTCCACCAAATTCAATTTTCATATGTGCATTCTAAATTTGTTTTTACCTGCGTCTTTAGCCATTCATCATATCCTGTAGTTCATCTTTCCACAACAGATGATGCTCGCAATTACGATAGTTTTCAAACCACGGACCACCTTCGGTGTAGTGTAGTGCCTTAGGAGTACCTTCTTTATACCAACCTGCAAGATAGTTCCACTCATATGGCAGTTCGCCAATTTCTTCATCTTTGAGCCAACTAAAGCGATGTAAGTATGCTCCATTAATTTCTGGACTGTTAACTAAATCTTGATCTAATATCTTATTGCTAGGATGACTGCAATTAAACATCATTACACTTGACCAATTTTTACGTGGATAAACAGTTTGTGTTTGTCCGTCCATCTTTGTGCCTTCGGCTGGAGTGTAGTCGTGTTTAACACACATTACTGCATACCGATCATCTGCTAACTCAAATAATTCTTTAACATCGTTTAAGAAAATAATATCACTGTCACAGAATATTGCCCATCCTTGGAAGTTCATAAGTTCTGGTACTAGGTATCGAGTAAATGTAAATTCAGTACTTGCAAGTTTATCGTTTGGTCTAGTATACCATCCAGCATTCCGTAAATCTTTTTGTACCAACGGTCGAACATCTATATCCTTGTTTCGACGTATAATACTATGCTTACATACTTGGTATGCAATATCTTCTCTAGTGTCGTAACCTACAAATACCTTCATTGACCTTCTCTCTCTATATCATCTTCTATACAGTGTTCTCCGTACTGTATCTCTACTATTCTACAAGACACATCATAGGGATTAGTAAGCTGATGCCATTCTCCTACTGGTATGTCGAATGCCTGGTGTTTTGTTAGCTGCTTAGAAGGCATTGCATACCCGTGTTTTGTTTTACTGTTTACAATGCACTCGCCTTCACTTACCATCCAGTGTTCTGCACGGTACTTGTGTCGTTGCATACTTAAACTCTTGCCTGGATCAACTGTAAGTTCTTTTACTTTACATCCTGTTACTTCGTGTAGTACACGATAGTATCCCCATTGACGTTCAGTCTTAGGGGCCTTCCATTCTTCAAGTATCCAACTGCTACTGTTGACTTTATTACTGCCGCCAACTTTCCATTTAAATTCTACATCTGAATGATCGCCGTATACTTTGTATTCAGGTGTATTTGTGTTTATTCTATCGCCGCCATTGGCAAACACAATAGTCCAATCACTACCTTTAGTTGATAGTACTTGCATAATTGCAGAACACGCACTATCGTCGTCGTCGTCGTTAAATCCGATAACTTCGTCAACTACTGTTAGTTCTTTAATAATAGCAGCACGTTCTTCAAAAGGCATAAATGGTCTGCCCTTCTTACGGGTAAGCCATTCATCTGAATTTAGGCCAACAACTAAATGCTCGCCTAGTGCTTTTGCTGCTTTGAAATAGGCAATGTGCCCACTGTGTAAAGGGTCAAACCCTCCGGTGACTAAAACTACTTTGCTCATGCAAGTATTTACAAACTTGCATCTTCCATTCCGGCAACTCTGAGCTTAACTACGTTAGTAATTTGCCATTGCTTTTGATCAAGCCCTTTTAGTAAGCCTAACCATTTGTTACGCAGTAGTGCAAACTCGTTAATGATCTTTTCGTAGTCAACAACGTCTGCCTCACCGTCTACGTATTTTTCAACGTCACGGCTTGACAGAGCCCGTTGATAGTTCTCAAGATATTTCTTAAAATACGAGCTACGCAACCTACGTAGCTCGATGTTTAAGTAGTTTAGGATTGCTTCAATCTCTTGAAGCTGGTTAAAGCGATGCTCAACGATACCGGGCATTTCTGCTGCGGCACGTTCAACATTGCCTTTGAGCTTTACTTCAGTTTTAGCTTCAATCATTTCAGATTCAAAAAATGCAACTGCATCAGGAATCTTACTAATATTTCTACTAACCTCAGAATACCAACCCATAAATTAATCCCAATCTGTTTCTTCGTCTAGTACATCTTCGTCGTCAAGATCTAAATAGTAGTTAATAGCATTATCTAATATTGCATCATTTCCTAATGCATCTTTAAATGCCACATCACTAACTCCATAATCGGCACAAAGATCAATGTAGCGTTCTGCTGCTAACTCAACTTGTTTCTTGTCAAGATACTCTTTAAATAGCATCCATATATCTACTACTTGACTTTCGTCCATGTTTATTCCTCAAATGTTTCTTCAATTAAATCAGTTGTATCGCTTTCAACAACATCATCGGTATTTACCACAGGTGCTGTTTTTTCGTTGTATTCTGACATAATCATTTCGAGTTTAGGACCAGTCCATTGCTTACGATAATCAATGTGTTCGACGCCTGCTAAGTCAACATACTTGAGTCGATTACCTTGCTTAACCAACAAGTTTTTCTTCTCAAACAATTCAACTAGACCCGAGTAAGGATTCATACCAGTTTCATAAGGAATCTTAACCTGCACACCTTCGAAAGGTTTTGCATAGCGAGTCTTCATTACTTTACAACCAGCACGGATGCCCATAACTTCTGTAATCTTATTACCGTCTTCGTCTTCTTTCAACTTCATCTTCTTCATTGCAACAACAATACTTGATGCATAGATAAAGCCACTACCGCCCGAGATCTTATCATCTGGGTCAAACATATCTTGTGAAGCATATGTGTGGTTAGTACAAACTAAGCCAACATTATAGCTGCCGATCATGTTTACAGTGTTACGAACTAATGAAGTTAGTGCTTTAGGTTTACGACCCATATCACCCTTCATATCACCCTTTTGGAACTGATCGACGTCAGTAGGTGTCAGCAACATACCTAAACTGTCAATTACAAACAACACTTTAGGACGGTCTTCTTCTGCCATTGCTTTATAGTCAATCATGAAAGTTGAGATAGTTTTTGCTACGTCATCAATCATTGCCATATTAAGTTTAAGCAATTTGTCTTCGCCAGTCTGCACACCTAGTGCATGCAACCAGCTTTCATCAAGTGCGTTCTCTGAGTCGATTAAGACTACATAGATACCTTGATCCTGTGCGTTCTTTACAATGTTGCCACTGCAAAAATACGACTTGCCTGCGCCTGATTCGCCTGCGAATACAGTTACTTTACCTAGTGGAACACCTTTGTTAAAGTCTCCTGAGATAAGCAAGTTTAATGCGTATGATCCTGTTGAAATCCAATCAGTAGGATCGTTAAATCCAGCACTCACGCCTGAGATACTTTTAGTCAAGTCCTTGCGGAACTTACTAACATCAAATGATTTAGCCATGTTTTCTCCTAATAAGCCGAAGTATTGTAGGGGAAATTACTCCCCTACTATGTGCAGTGATTACTGTTGTTGACGTGCGCGGATCATCGCTAGGATGTCGCTTGCGCCGCCTGTTGCTGCTTCTGCTACTGGAGCAGGTGCTACTTGTGCTACTTCTTCATTGCTTTGGAAAGGAATGTCGTTAGCTACTGGAGCAGGTGCTGATTGTGCTACCGGAGCACTTTGGCTTACAGCAGTTGCTTGCGGACTTGCTTCTTTAGTAGGATCACCTGTACGTGCTGCCATACCTGCAGGACGGAAGTAATTACCCCAACGATCTGCATCGTACGCTTCACCGTCTACACTTGCTTCAAACATTTCCTTCAGCACTTTAACTGCAATGTCGTCGGGCTTCTTAGGAAGAAAGTCATCTAAATTAAACAAACCGTGTGTATTAACTGCTTGCATTTCTGCATCATTTAGTGGACGATCGCGACGTGCCCAATTACTTGTGCCGTAGTCTGCATAGCCACCTTTGGATGTTTTGTTAAGACGGAAATCTACACCAGCAGTAAAGTCTGTTGGTAATTCTTCCATGTCTGGATCCATCAATGCTGCTTTGATGATCTGGAAGATCTGAGGACCAATAATAAAGCGTCGGATTGGATTCTCCGGTGCTTGATCGTCAGTTAATGGATTGTCTGTAACAAAGCCTTGGAAGATGTAAGAACGCTTCTTCCAGTATTTACGACCCATATCTTCTAGTGCAGGATCTTTAAACCAGCCACGTACTTCTTGTAGGATTGGACAGCTATCGCCATACATTTCCATACACGGAACTTGTACTTGTACTGGACGTGAATCAGTTTCACCTTTAATGCCTGCAAAAGGAAGTTTGATCATCAAACGTTCTTTCCAGAAGAAAGTGTTATCAGAGTTACCGTCTGGAAGGAAACGGAAAGTTGCACTTTCGCCTTCTTTAATGTTCCAGAATGGGTAAATTGGGTTTGGGCCGCTTTGGCCTCTGTTGCCGCCGGATGCTCCAGCTTCTTGTTCTTTGAGCTTTGCTCGGATTTCTGCTAATGATGCCATAGTTAATGCCTCCTGTTAAGTGCCTATGTGCGTAGCTACATTGCTACTAGTTGCCTGTTGTCGTACAGTACATTATATAGTATACGACATTATAAAGCAGATGTCAAGTGAAATCTGCTGAATTCTTAATTTATTTTATATGCCTGATAGTCTACGGATACTGCCTAGTTCGTCGTCTTGTCGGACTGTTGGTTCCATTACAGTTCCTGCTGGTTCTTCTTCAACTGCAACTTCTTGCATTGTAGGTCCTGCATTAAATTCTTCAAACTTAGCATTGATTGCTTCAATGAATGCTTTTGCTGGGCGTACATAATGATCACCGTAGTCTTTTTCAACCATTGTCAAAATTGCTGTTTCGCCTTTAGGGAACTGGCCAGTTTGTCTATCGTAATAACTTAGAATAAGCTCACCTAATGGTGTCTTTTGTTCTTCCGTGTTATCACCGCAAGAGCAGTCACCTTCGCAAGAACAACTACCTTCAGTTTCGTCGTCGTAGGCAACGGGCGTTTCGCCTTCATCATCTTCTGGCTGTTCGCCAAACTGTCCCATCATACGCTCAAATGCAGATTCAAAATCTTCGAGAGCAGAGGCAACATTAACAGGCGCTTCGTCTGTTTTTTCGTCTGTTGCTTCTGGTACGCATTTGTTTACACGCTTGCCTTTGTTTTTACCTGTGCCAGCTTGTGTGCCGTCTTTTTTGTATCCATCCCAGCAATCCATTTCAGCTATTAGCTCATCCGAGCCTAACTCTTGTGCTCGGGTAGCTTCGCCTACTAGTTTATAAATGTAAGGAAATACATCTTGAAGTTCTTCGTTGAACTGTTTAATTGTTAATTCATCTATCCAGTTTTCTGCAATATCTGCAGGCACATCTTCCATTACTGGTTTTTCAAATGCAGCAAATGTTTCTGCATAATAAGTTGGCTTTTGTAAAGAGTCAATTGTCTTTTTAACTGTACTAATGCGCTCTTTAACAACATCCATGTATCCAGCTAGGCTTTCTGCCATTACACTGCTACGTCCCATGTAGTTTTTAAATTTGCGTAGTTTGCTCATTTCTTCTGACAAACTAACAATATGCGTGCCAAAATCATCAAATGGCTTTCCACCTTCTGCTACGTGACGTGCCATTGCTCTTGCACCACTTAGGTGCTTGAATGGATATTTAAAACGCTCACCTTCGCTGCTTTCAATATAAATTGAACCAATATTGCGAGTGCGCCCAGCAGCAACTTGAGAATCAATACTCTCTGTGTGCTTAATTACTAGTCTGGCGTTATCAACATTTTGATAGCTAACTTTACTTGTGCCATATAGTTTTGATTCGGTCATTTTGTCTTCTCCGGCATTATTCTTTGCTAAAAAGTTATAATCTCTTTTGTTTAAGTTACTCTTTGTAATATCTCTAGTATCAAAGTTCAACATACGTTTTTTGGCAAATACTCTAAGTTCTTTTAAAAAACTGTACCAGTCGGACAGTTCTTCGTCATTCTCTCCAGCAAGAATGTCAGCACCGTGCATAATAACTAGACCATTATCTTCGCTAAGGCTAATACTAACTTTACCTTTGCTTTTATAGTCAAATTCTATAAAACGTGCTTCACTAGGATTATTAGTAATCATACCTTCTGCCGTGCCAATAGTAACACTTGGAAAGCGTCCTCTAATCTTTGCAAATAATTCTTCGCTTATCTTATCTAAGTTTTGCATAATGTATTTATCAATAAGTGCTTATAAAAATAGGCATTGGTGGTTCGTAGTCTTGGTCATGTTCTGCTTGATTAAATGTATCATATACTCTAGGATCCCAATCTTTCATTACAGCCATCATTCGTAAACACAATAATGCAGCACTCACTAAGTCATCAGTCATTCCGGACTTAGCCTGAAAACTGCTACCAGTTGCAACATAGCCTTTTAATTCTGAGAGCAACGGTTTAGAACGTACAAGTAACTTGTCGTTTTCTACCATAGTCTTTAATCTACTACATGCTGTAATTTTACTACTGTGTGTAGTGTTAAAACCTTTGCGGAATTTCCTGACGTGCCCTTTTCGCATAGGTTCACTGATAAACAATCCGGGTATGTTTTCTTCACCAAAGTCGTTTATAACGATTAGTGCAGCCTCACCGATGCCATTGTTTTCGACACTCCAGTAAATTCCTCCCGGATTGTTTGTCTGGTCTGCTATGTACTTGCATACATCTGCTAGTACTCTAATTTGTCCAGGTATAGCAGTTGTGTTGTGCTGCCATTCGGCAACTTGTTCGTAACTAGGTAGTTCAAATACTTGTATAGCAGCATAATCGCCGCCTGTGCCCATACTAGGATCTAGTCCAACAACATAACTGTACTCGTCTGATAATTTTTTATACCACCGGGTCTGCCCCATATTGAGTATAGGAGACACGCCTTCCATAGCAGCAAGTTTAATTGAATTAATTAGTGTTTCGTCATATACTAAGAATTCGCAACCATATTCGCGGCGGAATTTTTCTTCACCAATACGTCCAGTTTCTGCTACCTTCCATTCTTCGTCGCGATCTGGATGTTCGCTCCAGTGTGCAATAAAACTATGGAAGCCGTTTACGCCTAGCTCTTGTTCATTGCCGTGTTCGTCAAACTTATTTTCTGCTTGTTTCCAAATGGTTGCAAAGGTATCTTCATCCGAGTTTGGTGTGCTTGTAATAATAGCACGACCGCCTGTTGCAAGAGTAGGAGATATCGAAGTCCAAAACTCTTCAGCAATGTTAGGCATAACAAATGCAAACTCGTCACAGTATAGCAACGAGATACTCATACCGCGGCCTGTGTTGCCTGTTGTTGTTTGTGCTACAATACGACTTCCATTTTCAAATTCAATAGATTGCTTGTTATAACTTGTAACGCCTGCTCTAATATGATCCGGACAAGTTTCGTAAACAAATCGTATACGTGACATAATCTCTTGAGCACCGGTATACTTGTGTGCTGCTACAAGCACAGTTTGATCCGGTCTAAACATTGCATACCATGCCAAGTAAATAGCAGCACACGTAGTCTTGCCTGTTTGTCTAGGCATCATGTTAATATTAAAGCGATAGCTGTGATAGCTGTGCATTAATCGCAATTGATACTCGTAAGGATCAAATAATAGTTTGCCTCGTACAGGGTGCTGAATGTACGCAAATTTGCGAGCAAAGTGCAAGTAACCTGTGTCAGGATCCATGCAGGCTAATAAGTCTGCAATTTGCTCTTCTGTATAAGTTTCTTTTCTATTCGCCTTTTTAATTAAGACGCCGTCTAATGATGCTGCCATATTGTATTTACTCAAAAAAATAGGACCCGTAGGTCCTATTTGAACTTCCCATCTCGAGTGGTAGTTTTATTTCTTTTTAGCAAACTGCGGAGGTACTTGGCCTTTTTTAGGCTTGCTACCTTTGTCAGCAATTGCTTTTTTCATTGGCTCTTTTTTATCGCCATCTTTGTCAACATCTAAAAAGTCAGGCTTTGCTTTCTTTTCAGTAAGTGCTGCATATAGTCTGTCTTTAATGCTTTCTACTGACATTGCGTTATCGCCGTCTTGTGCTTTTTTAAACATTTTCTTTTCTTTGTTTAATCCGCCACTTAGATCTTTAATCATCATGTTAGTATCGCCGTACTCTTCATCTGGTTCAGATGTAGCATCGCCAAAGCCGCCGTCAGCTGATTCTTCTGGTGCTAGTTCTTTTGGTCCTTCTTCGTCGCCTTTATTAACGATTGACATAAAGTTATCCATATCACCGCGCATGTCGTTTGCTGGCATTGCTGGTTTTGGCAATGCCATTGCTGGCATATCTGTCGGAGCTAATGCGTGTGCATCGTGGCCGCCTTTAGCGCCTTTAATAAGTTCTAGTAGTCTACCTACTTCATCAGCAGAATCGGCGTTCATTGAAATGTTTACTGAGGCCATTTCGTTTAGTTTTTGTTTTTTAGGCGCATCAATTTTGTCCATTGCCGCAATCATTTTTTTCATATTCATGTTATTTCTCCTGGGTTGCTACACGTTCTTTGCGAGCTGTTTCTAGTTCTTTGAGCAAATCCATTACTCTGTTTTCGCCTACTGACTGTTGTGCAGATTCACCGCCTAAATCTTCGGTAGTTAAAATAGTTTCATAAGTATCGCTTTCTTTACTAGCCTTAATTCTTTCGACTGGCTCATCTGGATTGCGAACAATAACATTACTATGAGGCACTGTACACACAGTGCCTAAGTACTCTGCTAGTACTTGACTTGTTGTAGGATAATTTACTTCTACTTCAAAGTAAGTAACATCTATATTTCTTAATTGTGGAAAATCTAATGGACTTTCTTGTATTGGTGTTTTCTTACCATTAGACATGTTTACTAAACTAAATCTTTCTAATGCAGTTTCCATACGGTCAGCAAAGCCTTCAGGTAAGTCACCTGCTATGCCTACTTTAAATTTATAAGTCTTTTTTGACTCTGTTAAATATTCTTTAAAAGATTTCATTTGCGCGATTTTCCTAATCTTATATATTATTTATCTTTATCTAAGCCTTTAAGACGCTCTAGAAGACTGTTCCTATCAGTAACAACATAACCTTCGCCGTTAACAATATCGCCGTCGCCTGCTGTTGACTTTTGATCTATTGCTTGTTTTTTAAGTTGCAGATCGATCATTTTTAATTTTTTATCTAGTTTAGCCACTTTAGCATCTAAACTAGTTTTAAGCATTCCACCTGCAACTTCAAATACTCTACTTGCATAACGTGATTCCACGTTCATACCTAAGTCCATCAAGTCGTCATACGCTGCCATTGCCTTGTCGGCAATTTCGTTAAGCTCTTTGTCGGCCATTTCGCCTAGACCTTTTACAGCGGGCAAGGCACTTGCAATTTTATCAAACTCGGATATATCACGAAATGTTTCTGCTTGTGCTATATCGTACTTTGTTTGCTCTGCTTCTTGGATTTCTGCTTCCTTTATAAGAGCTTTTGAATCCGGTAGATCTAGTAATTCTTCTAATTTTTTAGTCATTAAATTTTTCCATTAACTGCTAGTATTATTTATCTACCTGTGTGGAAGATATCATTTTCTGTTACTATTCTAAAGGTTAACCCGTTTTGTTTACAGTATGCTCTAGCAGCTTCCCACTTAGCTTGATTCAATACCCAATGTGCTTGATTGTGTTTTGATTTGCCAACTTGTTCTTTAAAAGATTGATTTGCCGGTTTAACTTCTATTAGTTCTACTCGTTGCTTTCCGTTTTTATCAACATACACAATAAAAAAGTCTGGTACGTAAATTGTTTGTTTGCCTGTAAACGGATTTCTATAAGGGATACGTATTGCTTCGCTTGCCCACTTACTAATACTAGGATGCTCATCACAAAATCTCATAAAGGAAAATTCCCAGCTAGAGCGGTATGTAGGAGTTTTGCCGCCTACATATTTTTCAGGATTTTTAAGTGTGAATTTACCTTGCGCAAAGCGAGCCATTATACTACTATGTTTCTTGACTCGATTGTGTTTATTTTGTTTTGAGTTTTTACGCCTAGTTCACTAGTACGTTGTCTGTTAGCATTAATAACTTCTAGCACAACCTTATTTAATTTTAGTTGCTCTAAATTTCCTAAACTATCTAATAGTTGAAAAATCTTTATATTATCTAGTTTAGCTTGTTTTAATAATATTGCTGCGACACTTGCTGCACTAGTAGGTTCAAACCCTTTTTTTTCAAAAAATGCAATTACTGCATCTACTTGGTTGCTTGGAAATGATAGTTCTTTAGTAAAATAATTATCAAAGAACTTTTGTTGATCTTGTGCCATTTTTCTTCTCCTTTTATCTATTTACTGCATTACTTGCAAGTTTTATAGATTTTGGATTATTATTTAAAATATTAGATAAAAACTCGTTGATATAATAATTTTGTGTGCTTACAGGTAATGATCTAAAATTTTGCTGTCTTGTTTCAAGACCGTAATATTGCTCAACAACATTAAATTTTAAAATTGAATCTTGTGTTAATTTTGATATTAAATAATTAGGATCAAAATTTCGAGTAGGATCTGTTTTTTGTGTAGCCGATGTACCATTTTTAGTATTCTTAGGACTAGCAAAAAATACACCATTAATTCCTACATTGTCTTTATCGCTTTCTCCGCTAAATGTAACACTTAGTCCGTTTGGCCTTAGACCTTCCAATGTTAAATCTTTAGTTTGTTGGTAAGCAATTATTGATTCTATATTAGTTGTAGAATAGACAGGATCATGTTTTGTATACAATACAGTATCAAACTTTGCAGGCAAATTATTAACAGTTGATCCTACTTCATTTGCACTTTCACTGTTTAATCCAATAAAACTCTTTTCTTGATCGTAATGCTCGCCTGTAGCAAACCCTTTTGGTGATTCACCTTCTTTAATATCGCCAGTTTCGTATTTTACACTTTCGTACTGCAACTGCATAGTGTTTTCCATTACGTCGGACGCACCAGCTGCATCTAAAGTATCATGTTGCCAACTAGTTATTTTTGGTAATACTAGATGCGCAGTATGAAATGTATGCCTTGTTATTTCACTTATACTAATTAATGTAAAAAATGGATCTTTGCTGCCATTGTCAAAACCATACTTTGAGGCTGGCATTGCTTTATACACATTATTTGCTTGAAATTCAGCTTGTGTGTCTGCATAATAATAGTTATAGTATGCTTGCCATAATCTTGTACTTACGCCTTCGTTATCGTCATGAAACCTAATAACAACAGGATCATAATTTATTCTTGTTTGTACAACTTTTTTTCTATTGTATTGCTGCAATACATCAGTATCAATATTAAACTTTGGTAAGTCTGCACTTTTTGCAAGTAAGCTAATTTCGTTGCCGTGCTTCTCAACAAAGCCGCCTGCAACTGCACTATTAATAGTAAAACTTACATGATATAAAAATTTATGTTTTGGTGCTAATCTAAACCAGTTATCTACAAAGGTACGGGATGCATGCCTGTAGTCTCTTAGAGATACATTGCCTTTACTATTTGTTGCGCCAAGTTTAGTAGTCTTACTCATATTAATATTTATCTATAATAAAAAGTACGTATATAATAAAAAAAAGGAGCCTAAGCCCCTTTTTCTAGTTAAGATATAAAATCGGTTAACCTGTTGAAAGTGATCCGCCTTGGTTGCCCGGTACTGATTCTGCTGAAATGCCGCCGCCAACAGTTTGAATAGCATTATCGTAACGAATAGCTAGGCCAATTGTTACTGGATCGTTAGTCGCATATGCTAGTGTGTTATAGTTAGCATTTTGAATAAAGCATCCGTATAGTTCAAATGTGTCTAGTACTCCAACTGCGTTGCCGCCGTTTCCGCCGTCTAAAACTTCAATCTTAGTTGTAAACTTGTAGTCAATACCTGATGGTGCGCTAGATTGTTCAAAGAAGTCATACTGCTTTTGAATCTGTTCACCAACGAGTTTCTGTACATTGTTGTTTACATCTTCGCGTAAGTTTAGCGTAATTGGTTCCCATGAAGGTTTACCTGCTAGATATACACGTGAGTTATAAACCGGTAGTTCGATTTCCTCGAAGTTAATTGTCGGACGAGTAACATCTACTACTTGCTTTGTAAGCTCTGTAGTTGGTGATCCTAATCCGAAGTTTATTAATGTGACTCTAAAACGGTACTGAAGTTTTGGCATCAACAAACCTTGGGTCTGATTGCCGCCTCCACCGTCTAGTGGCACTGTAATTTTTGATAGTGTTGAAATTGCCATATGTTACTCCTGTACGCAAGTATTTATCAATTAATGGACCCGTTTTAAACGGGCCCATTTTACTGAATTATAAACCTGCAATCTCCCCTGTATTTTTCAAGCGCAGCGGAATGTAAATAAATTCAACTGCTTTGATTGGTTCGATTGCGATATCTAAGTAAAGCTCATTACGATCAATTCTTGCTGGTGTGTTGTTTGATTCATCACATACAACTAGATAGTCATTTAGTGCTCTTAGTCCAACTAACTCAAGCATTAAGCTCTCTGCTGCTGATTTAATATCATCGCGTGTAACCTTATCATTTGGTTCAAAGATGTAAGGTTTTGCAAGTCTATTAAGTTGACTGCGTAGATAAATTACAAGTCTTGCTACGTTAATACGGTCTAGCGCACTTGCATTTCTTGCACGAGTTTTCTGACCAAAGTTAACAAGTCCTGCACCTGTAATAAATGTAACTGGGTTAACATTATTACTGTATAGGGTGTCTCTTTGACCTTCGTTTAGTGCAACTGCTACAAATTCTCCTTCACTACTTACGTAGCCTGTTGAAGTAGCATTTGTAATACCGCCACGTCTTGTACCTGCTGGTGCAAACCATGGATAGCTAACTTGGTCACTTAGTGCCATAGTGCGTAGCATCATGTGTGATGCTGGAACTACAATGTTGTTTCCAAAGTTGTCACTTGAGTAACCGCTTGGATAAAACATACCTAAGTATTCGTCACTGCTTACTAGTCCCTGATCGTTATCTTCAACTGCTGAATTAACGTTAGAACCCCACTCATTTAGAGAAGTTGCATCAGGTGTTAAACGCATCGGACTGTCGCCTACGATAAATGCTGTTAAGCCCCTGTCGTAGTTTAGTGTGATCATTTCGCCAATTAGTTCTGGATAACCTGGTGTTGCCATTAAGTTAAACAATCTTGATTCGTCATCACGGATTTCATCATTACTGTTAACAATAGCTTGTAAACGCTGTACAACAACCTTACGCTGTGCATTGCGTCCGAAGCTGCCTGAACCGTCAACATTGTTAGCTGATTCAGTAACCCAACGATGTGGATAGTATGCTGCCATTGGCTCGTCGCCAGCATTGCCGTTAGTTGCAGTTGTATCAATGTAGTTGCGCTCAAAACGCTTAACATTAAATCCGCTTCTGCGTAAGTTCCAAAGCAGCATACCACGAGGATAAAGTGCATAATCTGGTGCATCTGGATCTAGATAAGCACTTTTAGAAAGTGCTTCAATTGTAGCAGCAGCGCTATTAGCACCTGCGTCACTCCAACGTGCATCAGCAAATAGTACGCCGTTTTGTGTTGTTTGATCTGCACTATCTAGCAATACCCATCCTGTTGGAGTAGGCATTGTAGTGTCGTATCTGTAAACTGTTGGGAAGTTTTCTAAATCGCCTGTGTCAATCCAAATGTCTCCGTCGACTAATGCAGTAGTACCGTCGCTTTGCTTTGTTGGTACTGTAGCAGATATAATTGGAAGATCAACTCCAGATAGTCCCGAAGTACCATGTGTACGACCGACCCATGCACTACCATTGTGTACAAGCATGTCAACTTCGTCAACAATTGAGTTATACCATAGTCCGCCGTCTGCTGTTAGTGCAGATGGTGCAGCATTGCTTGCTGTGTAAGATAGTACTTTCCAGTTTGATGCATCTAAATAGTCAACACTGTTATCGTCAGTAAATGCATATAAGTTAGCTGTTGCATCTAAATAAAACCCTACGCCATTAAGTACACCGTCAGTGTCAGTGAAACGAATTTCACCACCTGCTGCGTGACTAATAACTACTCTGTCTTGTGCATCAACAGTTGCAGTAACATTTACTAAACCTTTAGCGTTGATAGCATTAGCAAGAGTCTCTGCATCTGTTACATCACCTGCATAAGTTGCTGTAACTGTTACAGCAGTTGACATAGTAGCTTGTCCTTTTAGACTCTCTGAAATATCAAAAGATAATGATCCAGTTAGGCCAGTTGATGCTACAACACTACTAGTAACACTAGTTGCGCCAATTACTTGACGCATTTTTAATTTAAAGTTTGCTTCTTTTTGTGCAACTTCACCAGTGTTATATTGTACATAAGTTGTACCAACGGAAATATTTACTCCGCCACCGCTTCTGTCTAAGCCAAAAATTGCAGATTGATTATTAGCATACAATGGCGCTGCAATGTCTGCCCATAGCTTGGTTGTAGCATTGTATTGCTTTAGTGACCATTTAGCACCACTGTTAGGCTCTGTTGTTTTAATCCAAACACTTCCTGTTGGACGGGCGCTTGCGCCAGTGGTCCATGTCGGAACTAGTGTATGTGAAGCAATTTCAACTGCTGGTGCGTTGTATGTGCCATCAACAATAATAGCTGCTGCATCAGAAGAATCAATTACAACATCTTCGCCGGTTGAAGAATAAACATATAGCATACTGCCTGAAGCGGCTGCTCTAATTACTCCGCTTGCACCTAATACAGATGCATTAATTGCTGATACTAATGTTGTAGCTGATGTACCTGTTACAGGATATGTAGAACCATCAATTCCAATGTTAAAGCCAATTGGGGTTGATCCACTAACTAAAAATTCAACAACTGGAACGGAATCTTGCCAGTCAGCTGTGCCTACTTCAACCCATACGCCTGATGAGTTTTTATACCAAATTTTATTTAGTGCGCTAACTGCAACAACAGCATAATCGCCGATTGCGCCAACTGAGCCTTTTGGAGCTCCTGGTGCAGTTACTGATCCAGTTACCTTTGAAACTTCAGTAATAACAATTGGAGTTTTTACTCCAAATGTTTGGCCGCCGGTTGTTGACCTAGCTGCGCCGTTCCATTCAAAAATACCAAATGCAGTATTTCTTGTATCGAACCAATATGTTCCATCTACAGGTGTTCCTCCTGGAGCAGATGCACTTGCTTGTAGTTCGCCTAGATCGATATCTGCGCGAACAACATATGCTCTGTTTGCAACACCCAAATATGAGTATGCTGTTTGTAGTCCATATTCATTAAGCTCGCCGCCATGAATTGGATTATTATTTGTGTCTGTATAAAATAGTGGATCCCCAAAGGTATCTGCAAGGTCACGCTGGCTAGTGATTAAATACGGTTTGCCAGCATTTGCTTTTAGAGTGCCTTGTGCAACACCAGTGCCAGAAGCATTGGTTTTGTTTTGTGCGGATGCCACAAAAATCATTGGTACGGTGCCCGGTTCTGCTGGTGTATAGAACGACTCGTCTATTACCTTAACCTCTACACCTGGTGATGTTAATGCCATTACGTTTTCTCCTTGAAAGTAAACTTTACAGTAGTATTTAGCATATGGTATTAAAAATATGTTAGTTATACCGGGTAAAAAGGGGCAGAAAAGGTGTAAATACTGTATGAGACCATTATGTATATGCGGAATGCGTCCTGCCGCCATAAATTATAAGAAGGACAAGAAAACATACTACCGTAAGAGGTGCGAAATATGTAACAAGCACGGTATTAATCACGGCATTGCTCGTTGGGAGCAACGAGGGTATCAGAAAAAAGACTGCTGTGAAAAATGCGGATTTAAAAGTAAGTATCCAGAACAGTTTAATGTGTTTCATATAGACGGAAATTTAGATAACTGCCGTCTAAATAATTTAAAAACTATATGTGCTAATTGTCAGCGAGTACTTCAGAAAGAAGGTGTTAAATGGAAGCAGGGAGATCTAGTTCCCGACTTTTAATTTAAGCGTCTAAGAATGTCATCAACTGATCTATATTAAAATGTAGGTCTTCTAATGTACCGTTATTGTCAATAGTATAATCAGCCATCCATTGTTCTAAGCTCATACTATCTTTTGATTCAAGTGGTAGATAGTCACTGCGGTCGACCCAAATAGCATAATCAAATACTACAGTGTTGCGCATAGCATGATATTCTTTTTTATTGCGCAGGCCGCAATAGATATCATACGCATTAAACATTTCGCGTCCTAGGCGTGCTGGGTCAGGAACATTATAATTGCAGATAGCATCATACCATTCTGCTCTGTGATTATGCCTGTCAGCATAACACTCTTCCTCGTTAGCGTATCCATACTTGTCCTTTAAATCGTTATAGATAAAGAGCTTTGAACAAAATTGACTACTACTTTCAAAACTGT